AACACTTCACCCAATGGCTTGGGATAGAACATAAGGTTCCTGTAATGCTGGAGAATAGGTCCGGCAAGTACATCACCTACGGCTTTGCGAACGAATACCCCTACTACCTGCTGGACAACTATCGCAGGTCCTCAAAACACAACGCTATTGTCAACGGCAAGGTGAACTACATCATGGGCGGAGGATGGCAGGCAGGGGACAACCTGACCGTGGAGCAAGAGGCCCGCTTCATCAAGTTTTTTGACGGACTTTCCAGCACCGAGGACCTGAACGACATCACGGAGAAACTGGTCCTTGACTTAGAGATTTTCAACGGCTTTGCAGTTGCGGTTACTTGGTCCAAGTTGGGGACCATCGCCAAGATGGAACACGTCCCATTCGAGAAGATTCGTGTGGACAAGGAGGAGAAGATGTTTCAGGTGGCCGACTGGTACAACGACGACATGATGCAGTTGTTCCCCAAGGTCGGGGACATCGAGAAAATCCCGGCCTTCGACCCGGAGAACCGCCTCGGAAAGCAGTTGTTCTACTATCGGGTGTACGCAGCAGGCGTGAAGCACTATCCTCTCCCCGAATACATCGGGGGCAATGCTTGGATTGAGGCAGACGTACAGGTCGCCAACTTCCACAACAACAACCTGCGCAACAACTTTTGGGGCGGTTACTTGATTAATTTCAACAACGGCATCCCGACCCCCGAAGAACAGGGCGACATCGAGAGGCAAATCAAACGCAAGTTTTCAGGAACCGACAACGCTGGTCGCTTCGTTGTAACCTTCAACGATGAAGCAGCGAATGCCCAACACTTGAACCGCTCACTCCGTCCGATATGGATAAGCAGTTCGAGGTATTAAACAAATCAATCCAGCAAGAGATATTCATTGCCCACCGTGTAACCAACCCGATGCTTTTTGGAGTCAAGACCGAAGGCCAATTGGGTGGACGCAACGAATTGGTCGAGGCCTACGAACTATTCAAGGCCACCTACGTCAACGACCGGGTGCGCAAAGTGGAGCGGATGATCAACTACTTGGGATCCTTCAATGGCGTGGAAGGGATGGAACTGATCCCGGTTGAACCCATCACGGAGCGACTAAGCGAACAAGCCTTGTTGCAGATTATGACCCAAGACGAACTGCGTGAGAAAGCGGGTCTGCAACCCTTGGAAAAGCCTGCCGACGTGGTTGGACCTAACCCCCAACCCGACGAGCAACCGCAAACCGTGGAGCAACTTGCCAGCAACGACAACATCAAGAAACTATCAGGCCGTGAGTATCAAAACCTGATGCGTATCGTCAGGCAGTATATGCAGGATAAAATCACGCTGGAGATGGCTCGGACGATGCTATCAGCCGGCTTCGGCCTATCTGCCCAAGAGATTGACACGATGCTCGGAGTGCAGTCCCAAGAGTTCAGCGAACCGACTTGGGGCGAAGAAGACGACGAAGACTACGGATGGGGCGACGAAGAGTTCAAGGTCTTGGAGGTCGTTGCAAGCAAGTTCGGATGTCATGCCGACGACTACCACGTGATGCACTCAAAGCCGATGCGGTTCGACACCAACATCGACGAAAACATCCGTTTAGCCTTTGCCGAGTTAGGCGAAGAAGAAGTCGAACTTGACAAGAAGATTGAGGCCTACCGCAAGAAGAACCGGGAAGCCAGCGTTGAAGAAATGGCTAAAGAGTTCGGGGTCAGCAAAGCCAAGGTTGCCAAGCGGGTCGCTTACTTAATCACCAAGGACCGCTACCCAATCAGCCGGGCCGTGGACAAGATTGCCGAGCAGAACCTGCCAAAGAACGTGAAGGAAGTTGCCGAGCCAGTACTGGAGGTCCGATACAAGTACGCATGGGCGACAGGTTTCAGCAACAAGGACAAAGGCTCCAGCCGTGAGTTCTGCAAGGTCATGCTGGACTTAGCCGGGCAGGGCAAGGTTTACACCCGTGAGGACATCGACGGGATTTCTGCAATCATGGGCTACTCCGTATGGAATCGCAGGGGCGGTTGGTATCACACGCCCAGCGGAGTGAATAGACCCCAATGTCGCCATGTATGGGAGCAGCAACTCGTCATCCGTAAAGGCAATAAAATTACGAAGGCATGAAGGCACTATTCATAAGCGAAGAAACGCTGCTCGACAATAGCATCATCAACGAGAACGTATCCTACACGCAGATACGCCCAACGGTCATCAAGGTCCAAGAGATGCGGATTCAGCCCATCGTTGGCTCTCCGTTGTATGGGGAACTCGTAAGCCAAGTGGTCAGCGGTTCAACGTCTGCACTCAACCAAACACTGCTGGAGGACTACATTCAGCCTGCAATGATTCAATGGCTCTACTACGAGTTGCCCATGGTCCTTGCGTTCAAATACATGAACAAGGGGATGGTCCGTAGAACGAGCGAAGAATCAAGCCAAATGAGCATGGAGGAAATCACCCGGCTGACCGACAAAGTGAAGAACGATGCCGAGTGGTACTCCGAACGGATTACTCGCTACCTGATGGAGAACCGCAACGCCTACCCTCTTTGGAACTCGCCTCCTTCTGCTTTGGATACGATTTACCCGAACGCCACCAACTACCGCACAGGGATGGTCCTTGACCGCAACAGGAGGATGGGAATCAGCAACCTTGACTACCCCTACCCTTACGGTCAATTCGGGGCGTGTAATGACTGCTAACGATGGGCGCACACAAGAAGAACATACTGAAACTGCAAAACTATGTCTTGGATAAAAATCAAGCAAGCCCTGCTGGACCTTGCCAACAACCATCCGCAAGTAAACTCGTTCGGAACAGGGGACCCGTTGGCGATAGGAACGGACAACACCATCAACCTGCGAACCCCAAGCCGTGAGCGAATCGTCTATCCGCTCGTTTTTGCGGACGTTCAGTCTGCAAATACTGACGCTGGTACTTTGGACTTGGTGGTTGGGGTATATTTTAGTGATAGAGTTGAGTCCATTAAACCGATGGGCGGAGTGGTTTCGGGCAGCCCTACGCTGGGTTGGCAGGACAACGAGGATGAGGTCCTAAGCGACCAACTGCAAATCGCACAGGACTTCATATCGTCGCTCACAAACGACCCGAATGAGGACTGGACCCTCTCATCCAACGTATCGCTTACAAGGTTCGTAGAGAGCCGGGATGACCGCACGGCAGGGTGGCAGGCGACGATGACCTTTGAAATCCCCTATGGTCATTCAGTTTGTGAAATTCCAAGTTAAAAGACATTTACAATTAAACGCTAAAAAATGCCTACACCCATATTGCAACAAATGCTCGGACAGGGCGGTACGATGGAATTCGTTGACGCTGCCGTTACAGGCAAAAACTACGACTTCCTTGTAGTCAACACCGCAGCCACATTCACAACCCTTACTGGAACTGGAAGCGAGAACCTGCTAACCGCTTACGCTCTTAGTGGCAAATCAGTTTCCGCTGGTATCGTGATAAGCGGTCGCAACGGAGGTAAGATTACGGCCGTCACTCCATCCGCAGGTTCAGTCATCGGTTACACCTTCCTCTAAGATGCTGATAGGCTACGGCTACGGCTACCCGACCAATATGCTCCAAGGCGGAGTCGCTGCTGGGGTGTGGGCCTTGTTTAACGCAAGGGCTACGACTGACGGTGCAATCGCTGCCGAGGCTGCCGTTAATGGCTGCCTGTTCGTCCGATTCGCTGCAATCTTCAACTTCTAACAATGCCGACACCATCGCTGATTTTAGTACCTGCACGATTCAAAACAGGCAAACTCTACACCCCAGTCGCTACGACTTCGGGCGGTGTGGTCTTGGGAGCATCGGGCGACTTCAATGTTACCCGTGCGACGACTGCGACCCGTGTGAATGCGAGTGGTCTTGTGGAGAGCGTTGCAAGTGGTATTCCAAGGTTGGACTATCCTCTTGGCGGTGGCTGCCCTGCGTTGCTCGTGGAGGCTGCTGCGACCAACTTGGCTTTGCATAGCAGGGATTTAAGCAACGTCGTTTGGGTAAAGACAAGCATAACGGCTGCAAAAAATGCAGTAGGGGCAGACGGCACGGCTTCAGGAGCCACAACGCTAACCGCAACGGCTGTAAGCGGAACGGTCCTCCAAGCATTAGTTAATGTATCGCAGAGCCGTGTTTTCTCGGCCTACATTCGCAGGGTAACGGGTACGGGGGCTATCCAATTAACAACCAATGGTGGAACTAACTGGACAACCGTTACAATTACAAGCGGATACACTCAAGTCGCCTGTGCTGCCCAAACTGTTTTAAATGGCTCCGTTGGTATTCGGATGGCAGTAAGTGGCGATGTCATTGAGGTTGACTTTACCCAAGGCGAGGTCGGCCCTGTTGCTACATCGCCCATCGCCACCACCGCAGGTACAGGAAGCCGCAACGCAGACGTGATAACCCTATCAGGCGCAGTCAGCGGATGCATCGGGCAGACCGAGGGGACGATTTATGCGGAGGTGGATTTTAGAAGTCCAACAAATGCAGGAGCAATTATTCAACTTGATTCAGGAGATTCAACGAACAGGGTTTTTATAGGTGCTGGTGCGACCATTAACATAGGTTGTATAAGCGGAGGGTCAAGTTATACCTTACCAGTTACGGGTAGTTATCTAACAGGTGTCAACAAAATTGCAGTGGTTTACGGCTCTTCTAACTTTACGGCATACCTGAATGGAGTACAAATAGGCTCGGCAACACCAACGGCAGGGACTTTCCCTACAAACCTGCTAACTCAATTTAACGTAGGAAGCAGAATATCAGCAGGTGTTCGTGGAGCCTTTTTAAACGACCGCATCCGCTCGTTAGCCCTCTACACCACTCGTTTAACCAACGCTGAACTGGCCGCCCTTACGACCCTCTAATGGCTACGTTTCGCAAGTACGCATTCCCCAAGCAGGCCGACGCTGACAAGGTGCTGGCTCTATGCACAGGCACGACCGCTGCGGTGGCCCTTGGGGTCTTGGACAAGTTCATCGCCTACGACATCCTTTGGGAGGGCGACGCTCCTGAAGAGGCTGCCCAGTACGAAACTTGGCCCGAACCTTGCGGAGTCCACGCCTTTGCAGGTTGGGAGGAACAATACGAAGCAGACTACAACGCCAACAAACCCAAGAGCAAATGAGATTATTCCGCAAACGCAACCCCGAAACCCCTAAACTACCCCTAATGAAATCAGCCGTCATCGCTTTACTTCGCCACCTTTTGACCTTCATCGGTGGAACCCTCGTCGCCAAAGGCATCATCGATGCAGCCACTCTCACCGAAATCATCGGTTCCGTATTGACCTTGCTTTCAGTAGGTTGGATGGCCTTGGATAAAACAAAGGGCGAGCCGAACAAGTAATGAACCTAATCGAAACCACCATCGTCGGGAGCGTTGCAGCAATCGTCGGTGGAGCGGTCGCTTGGTTCACCAAGGGCCGTGTCGAATCGGACTCCCTGCAAGTTCGTCAAGCCCAAGCGGTCTTGGCTATGTGGCAGGCTACCAGCGAGTCACAAAACAAAGAATTAACACAACTTCGTAATGAGGTCGTAAGTTTGCGTCAGCGACTTGAGGAAATGGAACACACCATCTATACCCTCCAAGCCGAGAATGCCAAACTTAAAAACCTCGTATGATTCTACCAGCCACCAAGCACACCCGAAACATCCACGAAGTAACCTGCCAATCGGGGCAGGAGTTCTTACTTGTCAGCGACCTGCATTGGGACAATCCCCATTGCGATAGAGGCTTGCTGAAAAATCACTTTGACGAAGCCGTCAAGCGGAATGCTGCCATCATACTCAATGGCGACACCTACTGCTGCATGGGTGGGAAATATGACCGTCGTGCTGACAAATCCCTGATTCGTCCCGAACACAACACCGACCGATACTTTGATGATATCGTGCTCACCTCGGTGGAATGGTTTGCCCCCTACGCCAAAAACATTCTGCTGATAGGATACGGCAATCATGAAACCGCTATTATCAAGCACGGGGAAACGGACCTGCTGCAACGCTTTGCCAGCACCCTCAACTACGCCACAGGGTCAGCGGTTCAGGTTGGCGGATATGGTGGAACCATTGACATCCGAGTGCTGCACGACACAATCCGTGGAGTCAACTTCGTAGTGCATTATTATCACGGGGCAGGTGGTGGAGGACCCGTAACCAAGGGCGTAATTCAAGACCAAAGGCTCCTTGCTGCGACCGAAGGCTACGACTTGACTTGGATGGGCCACGTCCACGAATTGTACTACCATCAAAATATAATTCACCGCTATGACCGCTCAACCAAAACCCTCATTCAAAAACCTATTCACCAACTGCGTACGGCTACTTACAAGGAAGAATGGGACGGAGGCTACATGGGCTTTCATACTGAGCGAGGAAGAGGCCCGAAGCCTTTGGGAGGCTATTGGTTGAAACTGGAAACCTCACGGAATACCAGCAAAGACAACAAGGGTCCCGAACTTCAAGTTCACGCCACCTTCACTCCTGCGGATAGGTTGTACTAACCGGCAGCGGTCAGGTATAGGTAGCCGTATTCCTTTTCAGCATTAAACTGGGGACAAGCCTTGGTTACACCCGGAAAGTCCCTATGTCCGCATATCCTTGCGGTAGGGTACTTCTTGAGCCAATCAAGCAGCACCACGGCAATCGCTTGACGTTGGCCTATCGTTCGGTCATCTTTGTCTTTGCCTCCGATGTAGGACACATGAAGGCTCGTAGCGTTGTGTCCTTGAACGCCATTCGTTACGGCCGAATCAGGAGCCAAGACCGTTACGTTCCCGGTTGAATCAATGATCTTGTGATAGCCCACCGACTTCCAACCAAGGGCCTCCTTCCAATGCTTGCGGATGCTGGCGATGGTCGTGTTCTTGGGGGTAGCCGTACAATGGACGACGAGGTGGGTGATGGTTCTCATTCTTCGGGGTTTAGTTTGTGAAAGTAGTTGACCGCAACAGGGTCGGCAACATCGGGACCGCTGGATAGGTGGACCTCCTTGGTTCCTGCCCATTGAGCCATAGCCGGATCGTAGCCAAGCAACTCGCAGGCTTTCCGGTATTCAAGCAGGAGGGCGTGGTTGCCTTCCAAATCAGCGTTGTCGATGGCTATCATCAGCCGTTCCAAGGCGTTGGTGAGGGCCTTGGCAGGTCGTAGAGAGTGGTATTCGGGCATGGGTTAGGTTTGTACAAATGTATGGAAATAGCCCCAAATCGCAATAAAACGGGGGATGAATAATTTTTTTGCTACAGGGTGGCACAAATAGGGTTGGACTGCATTATCTTTGCTTTACAAACCAACCACAAAACCTCAAAACCATGACAACTCAAACCGAAATCCTCAAAGCACTTGGCGGAAACAAATTCTTAGCAATGACAGGAGCGACCTGCTTTGCTGACCAAGACACCCTAATCGTAAAGTTCAAAGGATGCCCAAAGGCCAATATCATGTATGTAACCTTGACCGCTTCCGATTTGTATGACGTCAAAATCTGCAAATACAAAAACCTTGAAGTTAAGCCCGTTTTTGAAGCCAAAGGAATGTACTTCGATTCTTTGCCTTCAACCTTTACCAAAGTTACGGGCCTCTATACCAGCCTCTAACCAACCGAGGGGTGCGACTCGCCAACGCACTTTTTTTAAACCTCAAACCTCAAAACCCATGAACCACGAAACCAAAGCCAAACTCAAAGCAGCCCTCGCAACGGGCTACATCCTGCTGACCGCCTGCCTCGGCATCGCCTTCTTCGGCAGATTCATCTTCGCACTACTAACCAACTAAACCTCAAAACCATGAAAACCCTCACCCCGGAGCAACTCGCCAAGATTGCCGAGCCTCTACCACCCGAAGCCATTGCAGCCCATCCTCGCATGGCTGGCCTCTCAACTATTAAGGGAATCTTCGTAACCGAGCGACTGAACCAAGTATTTGGTGTAGGTACTTGGGTTGTTAAGACCGACCTGTCCAGTCCCATCACAACGGTCCACACGACCACCAATGCAGGCCGTGAGCGTATCGAATACACGGCAGTAGCCAAGACCATCTTCACGGTTCCCGAATACGCAATCTACTACGAGTGCATTGCGTCCTCCACCAACTCCGATCCGGGCGACGCAGCGAAGGGAGCGACCACCGATGCCATCACCAAAATTGCGTCTTGGATTGGGATTGGGATTGATGTTTACAAAGGCAAGCACGGAGCAGCCCCCAAGCCGGCTAACGCCAATTTGCTGGACCTCAACGACAAACTCGGACTGGTTCCTTCCTACGACGAACTGACCACCGCAACCCTCAAGGCCGACTTCCTTGCATTGCTTGAGAAACTCCCAAAGGAGCAGCAGGCCAAGTTTATGAAGGACATCGACCACATGACCCCTGCACGCTTTGAGAAAGGCATCCAATTCATCCAAAACCAACTTGCAAGACCATGAACCTACTTGAAAAAATAAATGCCGAGGAGTTTAAGAAACTCCTTGAGTACAAAGAGAAAAACCCAAGAGAAGG